CTTACAACCACTTGATTTTTTGCTAGACCCATATAGTTGGCAACATATTCTGACATTTCAAACACTGATGCTGGGTAATTGGTAGTTAATTCAAATATAGTTACGTTGGTGTTTTTAAATTGTGGAAAATCCAGTGGAGTTTCTTGAATGGGTGTGCTTTTGCCTGCTGACAGTTTAGCCACTTCAAATTTTTGTAAGCCTGTTTCTAATTTAGTAGCAAAATCTTTGTCAATTTCACCTGCAATCTTAATACGATAGTCGTATTGCTTGTGAGATTCTGCTAGATATTTTGTAAAATCACCCATAGTGCTATTATTTAGTCTTTTTTCATCAGTTTACGCATCAATTCGTTACGGTCTGTTATAATAGTGCCCTCACTATCCACTGTTTCGCTTACATCATCTGACCCGTCTTTGTCTATTTTTAACTTTTTAAGTTGTAATTCAACCATTTTTAGTTTCTGTGTGATTTTGTTGTTTTTAGCATCAATAGCATTACGTAACATGGTACTGGCCACTTCAAATATTCTACCCGAGTATCTAGAGTCTACATTCATACCAAGATCCATTAAATTTTTGTATGAATCTTCTGCTTCCATAGCCAACTTATCCAGTTCTAAATCTGATAGTTCACCTAGTCCTTTTACTTGTGGTAGTGCTTTTTCAATTTTGTCAAATTCAGCATAAGCGGCTTCTAATTTTTTGGCAGTTTCTGGATCTACATTTTTTTGTACTTCTCTGGTTTTGTCTTTATTATCTCTTGCCTGCTCTTTTTTGTCTACCTGAGCAAAGGCTTCTTTAACATTTGGTAAATTTAATATTTCTTCTAATTTTCTTGTCATGGTTTTATTTACTTACGTGTGCCTTGATGGAACAATTGTTCTTCTGAAACTACTCTAAACCGTATTCGTCTCTGTTTGGCATATGCAGTTGCGGCTTCCCATTTGGCCATATTAATTACCACCTGTTTCTTTTTGCCCATACTTTTACCAGCCGCTTCCATTGTGGTTTGTGCCATGGGTTTTACTTCAATCATTTCTGCGTGTTTACGACCATCCTTATCCATATACACAATAAAAAAATCAGGCACATACACAGTGTACTTGCCAGTGAATGGATGTCGATAAGGAATTTTTATAGATTCAGATGCCCACTGATACACGTTCGGATGTTCATCACACAATCGCATAAAAGCGTGTTCCCAACTGCTTCGGTAGGTTGGAGTTTTGAGTCCTACATACTTGGCAGGATTCTTGGGAGAGAATTTGCCTCTGGCGAATCTAGGTAAGTTCATTAGTCTATGATGTTTCTTGATACAGTGTCTTTAACGGATCTCGTGTTTCGAACTCCCAATCTACTAGATCGGTATCGATTAGCGTTAAGGATTGTGGAAATTAATTCTGACAGTTGTGCTGGATTGGTATAGGTTAATTGATCAAGAATTTCTCCTACAGGTACAGAATCAATTTTGGCTTGTTGTAAAATTATGTAAGCAGTGTCTTCTGCTGGTTGTCTTGCAAAACCTCTTTTGACAAAAAATCCCACAGTGGCATCAAGATCATTTTGACTAAATTCAAAACGTTCTTTGTAGTTAGTATCTACCAGTGTATCTGCAGTCTTTTGTAAATTGTCTCGTAATTTTTGTGGTAGGTTAGAATAAAATTCAGTCATTAGATGTTGGCTTTCTCTGCTGTCACACTTACGTTCTGTGTGGTTCTATTAATTTTTACATACCCATCTGCAACCAATGAAGCGATTTGTGTGGTTGTTTTATCTCTGTACACACTTTTTTCATTATCAGTTAGTGCCGCATAAGATATGTCACTTTGAGCAATAGTTTGTCCATTACGCGATCCTATCTGTTGATAGTACAGAGCAGATGCTACTCGATCTCGTGCCACTGTGTTTGTGGTCACAAGATTAAGTGATTCTGAAGGTGAAAGAATAGTGGTATATTGACCCACATTATTGTTTATGGCTGTAGAATTTTGTGTGCTTTTAGAATCTTTATATCCTTTGGCTGTGGCAAGGACAGCGCCTGCCGCCACTGCTGTGACTGCCGCATTACCGATAGAAAAATTGCCTACTGGATTCGTGATTGTGCCTGCTTGTTTGCCAATATCTAATACACCTTCTTTCACAATACCTTTTAATTCTTCTTTCACAGCATCTTTGGCTTTGATTTTTTTAGCATTGTTATAAGTGTTGATACCTCTTAGAATTGTAGCCACGCTGAATTCACCTCTTTGAATATCTCCAATCACAGAACCAATACCATCTACTATTCCTCCAGGACCAAATATAGATGTAGTGCCACCACCTAGAACTGATAACGGAGAAGGTTCTAAATCATAATGAATTTTAGCAAATCCTGGTACGCCATCGTCTTTAACTAACCCAGCGCCATACAGCACAGTTTCATAAAAAACCTGCATGGTATTTTGCATGATGCCTGTTCCATCTGTTTGATCCAAGTTATCATGAGACCAAGAACCAATCACAGGATTTACTAGAGTAAAAGATGTAAATCTTTGTTTATGTAGTGTAAAAATTTGTATGTTTCTAAGGAAAGGTTTTTTTCTCTGCTGTGCATTGTCCATTCCGTACTGTGTAACCAATCCAGTGTCGTTATTGCCACCGTCATACATATTGTCTTTGGTGTTAAAACCTACCACATTAGGATTCACAGTTAGAGAATCTGCTATGTTATATTCATAATATTTTTTCCAAAAAGCATTCACAGTGTCTGCATGATCATCGTGAAATGTAATAACAACAGGTGAATAACTGATTTTAGTACCGATATAAGTTTTTTTATTGTACTGTTGCTTTTCTTCTAAATTCATATCGAACTTGGGAAGATCTGCACTCTTGACCAACATATTCAATTCCAGTCTTTCGTTATTTGTAAATGGACGAGTCATCATAGAATCATCGATATCGAATACCACATGGAATAAGAATTTTTGTTTGGGTAGTAATTTATAGTTGTCGTCTAGATATAATCGAGATGCATGACGATAGTCTTTCATGCCTGGAAGACCATTGGAAAAAGATGTTAAAAAATTATTAATCGATGGCATACTGTATATTTACCGTCATAAAAAAAGCGCCGTTGTAGGCGCTTCTTTTATTATAAATGCAAGTTAATATTAGATACCACCGCCTGTTGCTAGAGTTCCTAGTGTTCTAGTTACTGCTGTACCAATTCCTGTGCCTTGTGGAGTTTGGATTGCGTTGTCGTATCTGATGTTTAACGTAATTGTAACTGGCTCTGAAGTGTTGTAAGCCAATGTGTTGTAGTTAACTGACTCAATGTATGCTCCGTATAATTCCCATGTTTCTAGAACATTTGGAGTAGAAGCACCGTTACCACCATCAAGCATTTCAATTCTTGATGTGAATTTGTAATCAATACCTGACACAGCAGATGCTTGTTCAAAGAAATCAAACTGTTTCTGTACCTGTTCACCAACCAATTTAGACACTGCGTTGTTGACGTCGTCTCTGATGTTGATTGTGATAGGTTCCCAAGTGTGTTTGCCTGCCATGTAAACTTTTGAGTTATAAACATCTAGTGTGATGTTGTCAAAAGTTAAGTTAGGTCTTGTACAGTCCATAACCTGTTTAGTCAGTTCTGATCTTGGAGTTGAAACACCAAAGTTTTCCAATATCACTCTAAAACGATATTGTAGTTTTGGCATCAACAAGCCTTGTGATGCTGAGCTCTGGTCGTTTGCTAAAGGTACTGTAAATTTAGATAGTGTTGATATTGCCATATGTTTCTCCTATTTATTCCAAATTTATTGACCTAAATTTGCAATCTCTCCTGTGTTTTTAATTCTTAATGGAATGTATATGAACTCAACTGATTTAACTGGTTCAATTGCAATGTCCACATACAACTCGTTTCTGTCTATTCTTGTAGGTGTGTTGTTGGTTTCATCACACACTACTAAGAAGTCGTACAGTGCTCTTTGACCCACTAGTTCTAACAAGAATGATTCAATTGCTTGTTTGATTTCATTTCTGGTTAAAGAATCATTTGGTTCAAAGATAAACGGTTTCGCAATTGCGTCTAATTGTGATCTTAGATAAACAACCAATCTAGAAACGTTAATTCTGTCTAATGAAGAACTAGCCGCTACTTTGGTTAAGTTACCGAAGTTCACAATGCCTGCGCCTGAGAAGAATGTTATTGGGTTCACTTTGGCAGTATGAAGAGCATCTCTTGATGACTCTGTCAATGATACTGTTTTGAATTCGCCTGTGGCAGAATCAATGTATCCAACTGCTGTCGCGTTGTCCACAATACCTCTTCTTGTTCCCGCTGGTGCAAACCAT